CTGAAATAGACACTGCATTGGCATCTTGAGTTGACATCGTGCCCAAGCCAGAGACAGCTGTATTGGCAATCGCAATGTTGGTATTGGTTACGCTAGTTACTACACCCTTAACGTTGACTGCAAAAACAGGCACGCTAGAGGCAGATCCGTATGTATTAACTGTAACGCCAGAGTTAGGTAAGTCATCATTGACCAATGCTCGATAAGTTGGATCAGCAGCTGCACCAGAAATAGGACCAGCACGAACTGTATTGGCAGCTTGTGGACTAACTACTTCTACCGTTGCCCATGTTGGTGCACTTGCCCCTAGTGAAGCTAATACTTGACCTGACAGTCCGACCGTACTTAATTGAATACCTGAACCATCAGAGTAGGCAATAGAGCCAGCGGCAGGAGTTGTATGCGCAACTCCCGTTCCTCCACTGACCATACCTAAAACACCTGTCGTCTCTACCGTACTAGCCAAATCAACCGCAGGATGGACGTGTCCTTGTCTTGCAGCTATGTCTGCTGTGCCTGCTGCTGCTGCACCTAAAGCTAGTGGTGTTGCGCTTGAGAATACAGCATTCAAGGTTACGTTAGCGTTTAATGCACCGCCACCCGATAAACCTGTGCCTGCAATAACTTGTCTTGTGTTTGGTACAAATCCTGATACAGAGAATGCTGTTGTCGTTGCCGAAGTCACACGACCAGTCTGATCAACAGTGATGATTGGCAACTCTGAAGAACTACCATAAACACCTGGAGTTACACCTGATGCTGCTAGCTCACTGTAGCCGATACCCCCTACAGCAACAGAGATAGTCCTATTAGCGCTTAAATCTCCGCCCCCAGTCAATCCTGCTCCCGCAGTAATTGTACGCGTTGTAGGCACACCTGACACGTTTACAATAGCACTAGCTTGCACCTTATACGTGGCGCCATTGTTTACAACCATCAACCAACATAGGTCAGATGGACTTGGGTCTTCAGGAAGTTGAAGTATTGAGGTCGGTACGAGATTTGATGGGATTGTCACGGTATCATGTACCCTTCATTGTTTTCTGTAATAATAAAGATGTTATCTGACTCATTCACAACCCCTGCTGGATTAGTGTTCAATGGCAAGTCAGGACGAACAAATGGCAACACAATCTGATCGGGGGCTCTTGGAGCTAAACGATACGGATCGTACTGGTCGCTGTCGTCTTTGCAAACCATCAAATTTGGGAAATTAGGATCAGAGTGCAATTCACCTAATGCAAACTTACGACTACACCTAGCGCATATTCCTATGCCTAAGGTTGAATTACCACGAGTGTCTAGAAAGCGTGCCATTATCTGGTGTACACTCCTATTGCAGGTGTGATGGTGATTGGACTGCCATCGTTGTCGCCATCCCATGCTGCTCGCAAGGCAACCTCTGCTTTTGCGTCTAACATTGGGATTAAATTCATGTCTACAGCATCCGTCTCCATTGCTAGTTTAGACGCTAGCTTAGCCACGATTGCCTCGTACCAACGTTGTGGTATCTCTAATTCTTGTTGTAACGTGCCCACGTCCATAATGTGTTTATGACGCCAAACGATGAGCTGTGCAACTTCAGAGGCTTGATTAGGCGCTGGCCAAAGGTGCATAACGGGCTGGTTGATGTCACGTTGGAACCAATAAGTGGTAGGACGACCTGCAAATATTTGGTTGCTTTGTGAGACGTAAGAGTCACGATTAAGCACTCCAAACGGTATTTCACTAGGTGTATTGCCTAAAGTGATGGTGGTATAGCTTAAAACACCCGAGGTAGCAGTGATTTTAAAGTACGGATAAGCTAATGCAGGGTAAATGTCAAACCAAGTGATTTCACCAGCGGATGCGCTAGGGGTGACAGTATCTACCACCGTCCAGGTGCTGCCGTTGGTTGAAACTGAAAAACTGAGTGGAACTGCAGCAGCACTCCACTCGATGCCAACGGTGCTAACAATAGTGCTAGATGCAAAATTAACCTGATAGGCTGTAGAGGTTACAATGTTTGAACCAGAAACTGCCTGTAAGTAGCGGTAATTAGCGTTAAGCACCTCAACTGTTCCCAAAGGCAACGTAACGTTAGGCTGACCTTCATAAAATGGGAGGATTAGCTTTTCAATACACCAAGACGGTGCTTTAACACTAGCTAATTCTGAAAGAAGCAAGTACAGGGTATCGGTTGCAATACCCTGCATCTCTGCTGTAACGCGCTGGGCAGTCATACGGCAACGACGATAAGCGTGATCAATCACCTTGTTCGTATTGAAAACCGTTGTACTTACTGTTCCAGAAAATGCCATCAAAAACTCCTGATTGTTGATGGCAGCTGTTGCAGCGTGCCCATTTTTGTTAATTATGCCCTAAATTTCAGACATTGAAAACAATTATTTTTTATAACTACCGCCACATTTAAGCATTGGAATGCGTGGGTCACGACCTGCTGCCATCGCAGGACCACGAACTACGCGCTTTTGAACCAATTCTTCACGTTGCATGCGTGGAGTTTCAAGACTTTCGTGTTTTACCATTGCTGCTTTGCTAGGATAGCGCTCGCCAGTTGCTTTTTCAACAACCTTGCCACCTTTTTTAAGCTTGGTTAATGGTTCTCCCTTGTGCATTGCTTTTTCGTGTTTATGCACAACAGTTGCGCAACCACCTTTTTTGAAGCCCATCTCACGTTTTGCAGCATCAGCAGTTGCTTTGTCTTCGCGCATATACTCACGCGCTTGACGCATTCTGACTAGTTCTGCTGGTGTAGGTGCTGAGTCATCAACTACAGGCTTAGCCGTAGGCTTAGGTGCAGGTTTAGTCTTCTTTAAGTCCATGTCCGTATAACCGCCTTTGGCGAATTTAAAATCTTTTACGTATGTACATGCCATAATATTGCCCCTTACCAAGTAGATGGGTTAGCGTAAGTTTTGATGCACTCTAAGATGATTGTGTATCGATCACCAGCTGTAGCACCAGTAGTTGTGAATAACACATCGCCTGTTTTGCCTGTGCTAGAATTATTTGGAATGCCCCCAAAATCAGAGAAGCACATTTTGTACATTACGTCTGCTGGGATTGTGTCCGCAATAACGTTGGTGTCTGCGTCCCAAAGAATGTCAACAGCCATACCGTAGGTTTGAGCCCATACCTTGTTGATCTTAACACCTGTGCATGCATGACCTAAGTTGTCTGCTGCAAGTGTAGATACATCAACCTTAACAACGGCAGCTTCGCCAGTGCCGTCTGAAATGTTTGTGAATTTTTGAATGACAAGTCTTTCGCCATCAAGGATTGTTTGTGTTGTTACTGCATCTGCCATGCTATTCTCCTAAATCAGTAGAGATGATGGGAGCCAAAGCCCCCGATCATTATTAAATTATGCTGGTGAGATAGTAGTTGTACCATCAGAAGCGTCAACCCATACTGCTGCTGCTGCTGGACCTTGCGCTACATAGAAGGTTTTAGTTGTTGTATTGTAAAGTGTTGTGCCTAAAACTTTGCCTGCTGTATTAACGGCATTTGCAACATTACCTAATAATACTGATGTTGAAGTTGTAGATGACACTTTACCTGTAAGATTGCCAGTAACATTGCCTGTAACATTACCTATAACATTACCTGTAAGATTGCCTGTAACATTACCAGTAATGTTGCCTGTCATAGCGCCAACAAAGCCGTTGATAGAAGTAACTGGACCAGTGAAGGTGGTAGAAGACATGATTTTTTCCTTTTTGCACAAGTCGCCTATTAGTCTGTGCAACGTCCGCTGGAACGGTCTAATAAGCTAAATAATAATTCCAGAATTTAAGATAGGAGACCGAAGCCTCCTATCCCTACATCAATTACAAACCAGCTGTACCGTAAGCAGCACGTGGATCTGTCCAGCCTAATGAGTAACGCTCTGTCGCTTTGTAGCGCATTGAGTCAGTCTCAAAATCCCCTTCCATCGATTTTTCCAAACCACGACGCATAACGATTTTCAAGCCTTCTGGAGCGTCTGTTTTCACCCACCATGCGGTAGTTGAAGTCAAACGAGACATGTTAGCTTGGCCACCAGCTAATAGACCCATTGATTTAATCGGGTTCAAGTCGTTGTCTGCAGTACCAGCACGTAATACACTGTTTAGCAATACTTCACCTTGGAACACGTTAGATGGGCTTAATACTAGTTTTTGCGGAACTAAACGGATACGTTTACCGTTGTTGTCTGTCGCATTGCGGATTTGAATCAACATTTGCTCAAGTGATGTTTGTGATAATGCAGCTGCAGTAGTTAACTGATTGCTGAATGTACCATTAACGATCGGGTGAGCTGTGCTGATCAATGAAACACCGTCGCCACCTTGGTAGGCTGAGTTGAATGAGTTATTCAACACGTTAGCTGCTAATGTTTCTTTTGTTTCCACAAGTGATTGCGCTAAGTGACGCGCATAAGTTTGGCCGATACGGATATGATCACCATCTTCTACCAAGACTTTAGTCAAGGCAAAAGCTAGACCATATACTTTGTACCAGTAGCGTTGTGCGAACAATACACCACCAGATTGGTAAGTAACTGCCATACCATCAGGCAATTCTGGCGCTGCACCGAAACCATATAATACTGGCTCTTCATGGTAGTTACGTTTGATACCTTGAACCTCATCAAACACGCCTTTCCACTCATCAGCACGTTGGCTGTAAATACCGTCAAAACTCTCGTTAAGGATCGGCTCAACAATGGACCTAAAGTCCGTACTTCTCATTGGGGTTGCCATTTTTTAGCCCTCCTTAGATAGACGCTGTTGGATACTTGTAAGCGTGTTCGTTGATACGAACAACAGCAACTACATAAGCATCTGTTAGCGATTGGTTAATGTTAGTAGCAAAGCCAGTGATTTGGAACTGACCTGTACCTGAGCCTTGCAGTGCAGCTAAAGACGCTGTTGAAAGACCTGTACGAGTAGAACCACCTGGAGCTGTGAAGCCTTCCCAGTCACACTGTTCACCCACAGAAGTTTGAACGCTATCAGTACCAGGAGTACCTGGATTTGTGTATTGCGCTTCAAATAATGTTTCAGGATCATCGTACACGTAAGCAGTGATGTAAGTTGCTGTTGTGCCACCGATCCAGAATGGTGAGATTGAAGGTTTGCCTGTTGAATCTAAGTATTCAACGCCAGCTAATGTACCAAGCAATGTTACGCCTGCCACTGTACCTGTACGTGAACCATCAGATGTACCAAGTTGAACTGTACCAGCATCTACCAATTTAACTGGGTCACCAGAGAAAATGTTTGTAGCGTAGGTGCTAGCGATTGTGTAAGCCTTAGGACGCATCTGACCACTGTTGTGGTAAGAAGGAACGAAGCCAAACGGTGCGCTTGTAGAAGACATATTGTCTCTCCTTTAATACTAATTTAAGGTTAGGTCAAGTCAAACTGAGCTCGACCACTATTTTTCCTCAAATCCTGCGTACCATCACCTTCAAACACACGACTGCCCGTAGTGGCTGTTTGCTGTTTCAGGAACTCTGTGGTATCCGTCAACTTTTCTAGCTCACGCAAAGGTGCATCGTGGTGCGCCTCTTGCATGTACTTCTCGTATAGAGAAAGTGGTAGCTTGAATGCAAGCATTTCATTGACCCCAATAAAGCCAATCCAATCACCTGTTTTAATAGATGTTGATTCCCAGCCAGGAACGTCTTCTGGCTTAATGGCTTCGTAACCCAACCTCATACGCATATTAATCGTATCTCGTGGATTTGTGGTGGTCAACCAGCATACGTGGTATCCAGGTATTTTTGGTAGATCAGGAAGTGAGGCTTGGAAGAACTGTTGTCGAAACATATCCAGACGGTCTGAGTCAGAGATTTCACGATCTTCCGTGACAGCACGATTTTCCATCGCGCGATCTCCACGACTGTCCCCAGCACTTTTCTTTAAACGTTCATCATTTGTATTTGTCATTACTTGCTCCATTCAGCAATTGTTTAGAATTATGTTCTAAATTTTAAAAAAAGAAAACAATTATTTTCAGCTCTTGTTAGCACGGTCATATTCTGCGTACTTTTTAATGTACCGCTGGCGTAAGACTGGATCATCCCACACGCCAGCTTCTTGCAGTGCTGACTTGCGCTCTGGGCTAATATAAATCTCTTTGCGAGTCGACACTGGTGCATGCTCACGACCAGAGCCTACCGCTGGGCCACCTGTTGGCTTGCGTGCAGCCTTGAACTTCTCAGGCAAGCGACGCTTAACACGATCGTGCAACTCATCCCAATAGTCTTGTGATCGAGGGTCATAGCCTTCCTCAGCAAGCTTATTATCAATAGCTTGGACAATAGCAGATGCCTCATCTTTACCATTAGGGTCGTACCATGTGTTTTCTTCCATGAACTCCTTAGCGTAATGCACGACCTCATTATCAACCTGTGGTTGACGTGGTGCCTGTGCCTGGAAGGATTGTTGCTGCTTGTACTGATTGAGTTGCTGTGCCTTAACCATCGCTTGATCACGGTAGCGCATTGCTTGCGCAACGTCTTCACCATTACCAGCCTCAACCGCACGGGCAATAATTTTCTCAGCGGTCTCAACCTCATTGATTGCTTGTTGAAGCTGCTGATCGATCTGACCTATATTAGCTTGTTGTGCGTGATTTTCTACGGCCCCAACACGACGCTCCAGCTCATCGTTACGATTGCGCAAGAAGTTTAGCTCTAGCTTATCTCGGTCAATGGCCTTATCGCGGCGCTCTTTACGTTCTTTTTTCTCTAGTCGACGGCGCTCACGAATTGCTTCACGGTCGTCCTCGCTACTAGCGTTATCTTCTTCCTCAGACGACTTGAGATTGCTCTCGCCCTCATCATCATCGTCGTCATCAATGGGTTTATCGACAGCTACGTACTCTGCCTTGCCATCGTCTTCATCATCTTCAATTAATGCATTTTCTTGTGCCATATCTAGCTCCTTAATCAGCTATAAGAAAGCACGAATGGCTAATGGGTCAGCTGTTACTTTACCTATCAGATCCGTGTCTTTAAAAATTACGAACATTGCGGTTGTCTCTTTATCAATAGGGACTTCCCAACGATCACCACCGTACTTTGCGACTCGTACAAAATCGCCTTTCTCGCACCACGCGCCTTCTGGCCAGCTTTCCATGGTATTCCTGTTTTTGAAAGCCAATGGTCCGACAGTTACTACTCGTCCGACCTGTGTATTCCATTTCTCAGTTTCCGTGGTCTCTGGGTTCAGAATGATACCGCTTGCTGTTTTAAGTTTTGGTGCTCTAATTTGCACCAACACGTAACTCCCAAAAGGTGTTATTCCTGGGTCTGCATTTGGAAACGCGTCATCCAGCGTTTGTTCAGACATTATTCGTCATCCTCTTCTTTAATTGTTGACAAGATTACTTCTAAAGCACGCTCTAATCCAGCGTACATCCCCACCATGCGCCCGTATTCAAACGCATCATGTGAATTGGGTGTGCGAAGCGCAGAGATTGCCAACTCCTGCTGCGCTTGCGTTATTGCATTCAGTACTTTGTCGATGGTCATTTTGGAATTGGTTGTGTCTTTGGTGCAGTTCCAGGTAATGATTTTCCATCTAATTTAGCACCCATCGCTAGGCGTTGGTGCTGTGATACTGCTTGTGAATCTTTTTGGTTAGGTGTTGCCATTTTATTGCTCCTTATGGATTTGGGTTAATTCCCGTGCCTGTTGACACGTCTACTTTGTTACCACTTAGTATCTCAGCAGCTGCAAGGTCCTTAGCTGTGGCGTTGTCTTCCTGGTTCATTTGCAAGCGCGTGGTTAACTCAGCCTGCTTACGTGCGTCCTCACGATCCTGTTTAAGCATCTCAGTCTGCATCGTAAGTTGCGCTTGACGTTGTTGCAACTCAGCCTGTACAGCATCACGTTGCGATTGAGTCTGAGCCTGTACTTGATCACGTTGTGCCTGTGACTGAGCTTGTACTTGATCACGCTGTGCCTGTGACTGAGCTTGAATCTGGTCGCGCTGTTGCTGCGCCTGTATCCGCATCTGATCAGACTGCGCACGTTGCTGGATAGTCTCACGCTGTACAGCGGCCGCAGCTTGTGTTGGATCTTGCGGCTGTGGTGGCTGGAATTGCTGAGCTTGCTCGTATGCTTTAGCTACAATTTGTAAGAACTCTGGTGGTATCGCTTGCTCAATCGCTTGTTGAATCTCAACAGCTGCTTGCGCCTCCATCATCGCGTCATCGTTGCCTAATTGACCAGCGTCGCTAGCTGCTTTAAGGCCCTGATTGCTGATCTTCATGTAGTGCATTAGCAAGTGATCTTTGATGTGTGACACGATAGCAGGCACGAACATTGGCGCTATCGTTGGGTTTTGACCGAACATAGGTGACTGCAAGAACGCTAAGTGCACGCGTAAGTGCGCAATGTGCTCCTGATTAGGCATAGCGCCAATCGGCTTGCCCACTGAGGCTGCAAAGTTCTCTTGAATAGGGTCAATGTCTTTAGGCTCTGGCTTAGGTATCAGTAATTCAGAACCCTCTGGTATTTTTAGCTGTTTTAGGAATAATTCCTCAACTTTACGCAAGTCATACAGCTGTGGCAACGCCATTGCGCGTTGTTGTACCGCCTGAACCTGCGCAAATCGTTGCGTTTCACTGAAAATATTGGGGTCAGAGACTGGAATTACATCAAGAGGGCCGTCAAAGTCGGCAGGATCCACCATCTTCTCACCGAACTCATCTAAAACCATCTCGTCTGTCAGGTAGGCTGAGTTAAGACGATGCATCACCTTCAATACTTGCGCCATTGAATTGTGTAAACGAGAATGGATTGATGAGAATACCACCATGCCCTGCTCAATTAAAGCAAGTGTCGTGCCTACTGGCATGTTTGGGTTGCTGTCAGACAGTTTTTCGAATGTAGTTTGCACTACACCCTTGCCAGAGTCGACCAAAAAGCCTAATAACTGCATCAACACTGGACTTGGTGGGTTGAACGGCATTGGCATAGCGATCTTACGCACGTCATCCACGTTAATTCCACCATCTAACTCAATCACTTCAGTAGGTTGTGGGTTAACGTTCTGGCCGTTAGGCCCACCTTTAAGTTTAAGCAAGGTTGGAATGTTGGAAATATGCGCTGAATCTAGCAAGGCGCGTAGTGCACCAGTTGCAGCACCCGATAATCCACCGATCATGTGGGTTAATCCAATTGGGTAAGCGCCACGCCATGGTACGAACGGGAACTCAACGATTGATACCAGTGGCTCCTTGAACGTCGCGTCGCTCTCAGCCCAGTTACGGTACACAGCCAGGCATTTCTCTGTCGCCTTGTCTACCGTGATCACGTAAGGTAAGAAGTCATCGCCCTCAAGGTCGGCGGCAGTAGTGATTTCAAACACCGTGCGCAATCCGTCCTCGTTGTATGAGTTGTCCTCGCGACCCTCGATCTTGTCGTTAGCCTTGGTTGCCTTTGAGTAATCGATGTCATCAGGTGCGCCAAGATCAACCTCACGGTACATACCTGAGCGTACGCGCTTCTCGTACTCATACTTGGTGATGTACTGGACATGGGTTTTGCGCTCTGCTGTGTGGAAGTTTGATGCTGCGAACGGTAAGAATACATCATCCACCGGGATGAAAATAGACTCGATGCGGTTAATGTCATTGTTCCAGAACAGCTTCATGTACTGCACGCCACCGAGTGGCAACTGCGTAGTCAACTGCTCAAGCTCTGATCGGAACTCAAGCATCTGCTCCGTCAACTGCCAGTTCATGTACTTGGCCTTGCGCTCAGCCTTCTCTAGCTTCTCTTTCTCTTGCTTGCCGATAATCTTACTACGCACTGGTCCGTTCGATGGGAACAGCTCCTTCATGGCGCGTGCTGAGAAGTCAACGCACGCCTCAGTCATCATTGGGTGGACGACCTTGTTAGCGCCGGTGAACTGTGCGCCACCTGGTGCGTCGTTACCCATGCCTGTGCGGCGGATACCTTCCTCGTACTGCTCGTCACGCTTCTTACGTGCGTCCTTGTCGCGCTCAATCTTATCAAGCAAGTCTTGAACAACCAAGTCCAGCGCCTTAGGATCAATGTCATCAACGATGTTAGCGAAGTGCTCTGTCTGCGTGTGATGATCTTCCTCGTTCTCAAGGGTGACCATCGCGCCACCGTCTTCTGTATCACGGACGCCAGTGTCTTCCTCTTCAAGCTCAACCATCTCGCCCTTAGGATCTTCTTCGTCTTCCATCATGTCTTTAGCCATTTACTGCTCCGTTATCTAAACTC